CGACGACCATTGCGGGCACCTTTACACACGGGATTGATGCGGACGTGACAGACCAGCTACCAGTTGGGACCATTGCGGCGGTGCAACGTCTCACTGGCCAGGGCGGAGAGACGCAGACGTTTGCAGACGGAGGCCGTGTCACATTCAACAAGCTGAATCGCGCCAAGCCGGTTTCGAAGTACTGGACACAACCCGCCAATGATAGCGACTCACGCTCTGTGGCAAAAGGCAAGTACTGGCTTATTCTCAACGAGCCGCCGCAGTCATTCTTCGCAGCTGGAACGGGACAGTCCGTCTCGCCCAACTTCCAGGTCTTCGCCGAGTACACGTTCAGATTCTTCAACGCGACCCTTGAGCAGTCGACGAGCCTGTCCGGCATTTCAGCAGGTCTTGTGCTCAACGATCCATCATCTGCTGGCGGCGCTGCTGATCCTTTAGACTTCACAAACGTCATTGGCCAGACTCTTGACGTCCCGTCTATCCCAGCCTCCATGACAGACATGATCGTCGTTGCCACTGCCGGCAAGAGCTACATCTACTTTGGCACTGGCGCGTTCGACAACCTCAATTATGTCATGCTCACGATGCTCGTAGCTGGCACAGGACTGGTCGGCGCTGTTCGACAAGTTGGCGGCGGAGGAGGCACACCTGCTAGCTCAGTACAAGGCTATTCAATCTTGACCTCCACCCAAAGCACATTCATGGACGTCATCGGCCTGTCAACCCAATCAGCGTCAGTCACCCTCTCTGGGACCGCCTACCGCAAGATCAATGGCGGCTGGCAGACGCTCCTCAACCCGTCCTTCCGCCACTATGGCGCAGTCTCACTCGTGTACACCTCAGCCACGACCATTGCATCCAGCCTCGTCACCTTGTCACCATTCCAGTCATACGTGCCGACGGCCACGGACAAGATGTTTCTGTGCGCTGGACCCGGGACCGCTGAGTACAAGTACATTGACACCTGGGACCACTCGGGTTCCCTTGAGCTGCACATCGCCGAGTGCCGGAAGAAGGATGACCAGAAGGAGAAGGACCTGCGGACCATCATAGCGGACCAGCGACGATTGGAAGCTGAGCACCGCCTGGACATGGAGTACCTGTCTCTCACCCCGCCCAACTCGCGGTCGTCGAGCACCGAGCCGCTGGAGAGAAAGGATCTCAAGTCCGCTTTACGCAAACCGCTTTAGTGCGGAGCCGGAGTCGTTAACCGGCATTGCTAAGGGGGAAGAGCAACCTCCATACCGTGGGTAGAAACCCGAAGTAGTTGACTAGCGTTTAGCGCCCGCTGCCGTCTAGCCACTAACTGATAACTCAGATGCATGCATTCCGTCCCGGGCAACGCCAGTAATGGTGGTCCTGGGCGTCGCAGCTAACGAGGGGAGGGTTGTTGTATGTTTCACATTGCCGAGGCCTGGTCAGCTAGAGCATGTGTTTAACAGCACTACACCATCACGGTACGTGGATGATTTAATCCACCAATGAATTGTTGCGTAGAATACGCCACCAGGCCTATGACATTGATCATATCGGCTAGTCACCACCACGCCCACCACGCCACGCATCTCCGGATAGAGACAACTCTATAATGGACCGCCATTCTCGCACCAGTCCCGTCGAGAGCGTGTTTGCAGTGGACGCGTGCTATGTGTAGGCAACGTTCGCAGGCCAAGGCACATTCGTGTGCACCCCTAGCGTGAACGCTGAGACGACTTGTCGTCAATTGGCTGGTGAAAGCTGTGCACAGCACCGTCGGGAAAATCGCACCGATGTGTAAGCGTCCCTCCGGATAACCTACGCCTACAACCGGGGGGCTCTGTGGCGTGCGACTGGCTGAAC